ACTGAAAAACCCCACAAAGAGTTAGATCATAATTGCAATCTGCTGGAATAACACCACAAGGAATTGTTGATCCATTGTCGCAAAATTCACCAAGTGCATCACAAAATTCTCCTCCTAAATCGTCTTCACATTGTTCACATATACCGCAATTGCAGTTTTCTTGGCCTACATATTTAGACATTATACAAATTAACGACCAAAGAGTATTACCGCAGTTGTTGTATAAATCACAAATATTACAAGTAGATGATCCCAATGCAGCAAGTTGGTGTGTAGGATTATCGGGATTAAGGCCGGGAGAAATGGTAATCTTTGGATTGGATCCATAATAACTATTCCACTGAGCGTTTTCATTCTCCGTCTTCTCAAAGGCGTATTGCACCCATTGAGCATTTGTAAACCATCTATATGACGGTGAACGAATCCAGTCAGCCATGTTGATTCTCCTTTACTTCTGGATTGAAGTGTCGCCCGGTCTAAAGTTTCCAATCACTTCTATCGAGGTTATGTTGCAAGGTGTTGGGAAATCACTCTTGATGTAGATGGTGGTCGAGTCGGCATATCCTAGGATCTTTGACAACAACTCTCCTTCCCTCTCAATCCGAAGCATTCCAAGAAGATCTGTAGTATCGTTATAGGTAAACGTCTCGCTTCTTACTGAAGATCTTGCCCTATTGTATCTTTCAATTTCAATATTATATTGAGCAGAGTTTCGGTGTCTTGTGGTCATCCTCTTAAGATTCAAGACTCCGGGTCTTGCTATGTTTTCCGCATCTCGTACATGAAGAGGCGATAATTGAATGTTCATCTCATATGGTCGCCCAGCCCACACACGCCTTGGCTGATACGATCCATTGGATTGTCTCTCAGAAGCAAGGTTTCCGGGCACCAATAAGTTAGTGGTAAAGTGTCCATCATATTCTTGTGAAACAACACCTGTTGCAATGTGTCTTGTGTATCGTCTGCTCTCTGACCATCCATCATCCAAGACAACCTCAACAGCCGCAGGATCAAAGTATGGTAGCCTGATGGTTGTGATATTTGAGTCAGCATCATATGTGATCTTGTTTGACTCCACCCTAATCAACCTATCAAGCAAAGGTGTGGCAAGGGTGACAGGCTCAAAGGTACCATAGTATGCATAAAGCCTTGGAGTTACACCATTGGTTCTCTTAACAACAAGATAGAAACCTGTCTCATATCCTTGTACTGCCATGATCTCGTCGTTCTCATGCAACTCCCATCGGTAGAATGCATTTTGTACAAGTTGCTGACCATTGACCTTTTGGGTATAGATATACATATGATTCTTGTTATCTTTATCAACCATGATGATTGAGTTGTATGATGGAACTGCTGTTACCTCTTGGTAATTGACAGGCAAATATCCACGACAATGAGTACTTAACTCATAGGCAGTTGAATACTCATTGCCAAATGCATCTGACCCACTGTACAAGAACAACTTCTCCTCATCAAAAAAGTATATGTTGTTGCCCATCTTAACTGGGTTTGCTGTGGATGCTGTAGAGTAGAACGACGTGCTTCTCAATTCAATAGACGTGGGTGAAACATTGCCAGCATTGGTTGATGATCCTCTGATCTCAAACTGATTGCCACTTCTTGTTGTGATGAATAAGAAGTTTTGAAACGATGTTAGACTTTGCACTCTATTGAATTGGCCTGTATTTACCGATATGTCAATTGGATCTGAGTCGGTTATGTTCAACGAGTCGTTTAAAAAGAAATTAAAAAACTCATTTACTCTAGAAGCAAAGATGGTTGTATCTGTGGCTATCCATAGTCTACCCTTCCAAAACTCCATAGCCTTGATGGTTTCATTGCTATTGATTGCTTCTGGACCGGGGTTGTTAATGGCAGTGCCACTTGTCTTTGGAACCAAAGGAGAATAACTGATACGCCACTTACCATCAGATTCCTTTCGGATCATGACAGGAAAAGTTCTATGGTCGATTACAGAATTCTTATCCTCTGATCTTACTGGTTGAAAGTAAGGTTGACCATTTTCGGAGTTGCTTACTGTTCTATAAAATCCAGATGGGAATGAGAAGTATGGATCACGGGCATACCAGATCTCTCCCTTTCCGCTTGTGTTGGCGGTTTCATAATTATAAATTGAATCGCTACCAGTAATGTCTTTAAACGGTGATGTCAAATAACCCGCATCATTTGTAGATCCTGAAATGCCATTCTCGCTTCTATGATACAAATGCTGCATCATTGCTTGTGCTTTCCATCCACAATGAGAATTAACATCATCGTCTGGGGGTGGAATAGCAACCTCAGAAAAGTTTTCTACACTATGTCCTACTGCATAGGACTCAAGGCTTACGGAGTTAACTCTTGTTTCAATATCATCAATGACATTCTTATAACCACCACCATTGGCAGGATCTGCAACAACACTGATCCATTTGCTATATAGATTATCACTATCCTTTGATGGCTCGTAGGGAACAGCAGACTTATCTTCTTCGTTTGCTCCGGGCAATCTTACTTGTCCTACTCCACCATTGGCAGTGTTTCCATTAGAGTCAACAAAAAACATGTCTGCTGTTTTGTAATGAATCTTATCGCCTGAATGGATATATGTTGGATCTGGTTCATAGAATCCATCTACACAAGGAGAGCCAAGGTCACAAGAAGGAACAACCTTGTCTGAGTTGTCTGGCAAAAATCCAAGTCTCATTTGTTTGTTCCAAAAGATTGCACCAGAACCATAAGTAACACTACCCATGATGTCATCAATAGGAAGAGAAGAATCTGTGGTTAGATTGTAATGCATAAGGTATTCCTTCATGCCTCTATCAAAACTATCCTTATCAAACTCTTCTTCAATCCATTCCGTAGGCTCTATCCTGAACACACGAACCATTAGGTTTGTCTGTGTTTGTGCCCGGTTAATCACAATACAAAATCTATTAAGACCATCAACATCAATAAAATGGAAGTATAAATGATCTGAATTGAAACCACCACCAGCCACAATGTTGGGTACGTTTAGGTAATCACCTTCCATGCTTGTCTTGATATGTGTAAGAGGCGGTCTTTTTTCGGCTGACCTTTCAACAGTCAAGAGTACATTGTCTGCATTCTCCACTTCTTGTGGCAGTCTTTTGGATGACTCTCTTCTGGAGACACCACCATTTAGTGATTGAATAGGTACTCTTGTTGTTGGCATTATCTGTATCTCCTCCTAGGATCTCTGAAGGAATAGTCTCTTGTCGATGCAAGGAATGTACCGGGATCTTGACCAAGGAAACTTCGTTTCTTATTGGTGATGTCCGATGCTCTGCCCTTGGACATATAGGTTACTTCTCTTTGAGCAAGATACTTGTCTACGTTGTGATCGCCTTGGGTAATCATTTGATAATCCCTAGCAGCCGAAGACATGATACCACGTTGCATAGGAGTCTCAATATCAGACCACTCAAGATCTGTAATCAACATGATCAATATACCATCACTGCCTCCCTTGTCTGTCCAATCAGCAGTGTGATCTGTTACATTAAACAAATAAGGTGGGCTTCCCTTATAGGAAGCGAGGACATATTGATCTCTGTCTTTACTCCAAATAGGTTCACACAGTTCTGCATGAAGTGTATCTGAAGGAAGGTAGACATATCCTTGAGAGTTGGGTTGGTATTTTTTATAATAAGAGTTGTTGACAAGACCCCTCATGACATAGGAGGTGATTGTCTCATCTAGGATATGCTCTGCAACACTTGTATCAACACCGGAATCGTCTTCCAGATGGTTGACAATGTGTTCACCCGACATGAGCAACATGTGGTTGACTGCATCCAATCTGGAGAATGTTCCCATTTACTTTTCCTTTGTGTAAGATACCTTTGTTTAGTGCTTCCTTGCGTTTGCTGCATCCACAATCCTTTTTCTTTGGAGCAACAAGACCACCAAGGGTAGCAATATAAGCAACCTTTTCTACTGTGTCGCCTAGTCCTTGTGATTTCTTTTTAAATGGATTATCCATAATACCTCCTTATAAAACGAGAAAAAAGAAACCTAGGGGATTTCTCCCCTAGGTTCCCGAATATTTAATTATCTATCAGACTACAGCGGCACCACAAACAGCAGCACAAAGCTCTGGTCGTAGGACGCCACCACCACGCATCACTGATGCGACGGTGAACTGAGTGTTGCGACGAACGTCGCGGATAGTGTCAACCTTCATGCCCTGTAGACTGAGCGATGCAACTGCATCTCTCTGCCAGATGAGAGCCTTGACTGGGAACATAGCACTAAAACCAACACCACCAGAAAGAGTACCAGCAGTTGAGAAACGAAGCCAGTCAAAGTTGTACTTGGCATCACCAAGATCAACGATCTTATCTGCTTCTAGGTCACTCTGAGTAAACACGGTACCACCAGCGGGAGCAACAATAATGTTGTCTAGTTCGGTGTCAATCTGACCAGCAGTTGAGGTAGCATCAACGGTATAATCAGTACCGCCCAACTCTACAGTTTGCTGTAGAAGGTGATTGGTCTTGACAATGGTTGCACCCATGTAGACAAGAGTGTCGGTAAGAGCATTCATACCCTGAGTATATGGGGCACCAAGACCGCCAGCAGCAGCAACGCCACCAAACATGGGCTG